CCACCCGTGAATCATCTAGGCAGGCGGCCCGCCTCAAGCATCCGAGAGCAAGCCTCTCGCACGAAGATCAGGGCGCGGCGCAAGTCGGTTTCGCCTTTCGGCAGATGTGTCCACTTCGGTGGAGTAGGAGGCGAGGGTCGCTCCCTCAGTGTTCTGTCCGTCCTGAGCATACCCGAGAGCAAGCCTCTCGCACGAGTAGGGAGCGGGGATCGCTCAAGGCATCGGTCAGGCGTTAGTCGACCGTCTGGGCTAAAGTCCCACCCGCTCCCTTTCACTCCCCACCAGGGACACAGACAGAGGCGGCAGCGCGAATGCTGGAAAGGCTGTGCGAACGCACGGTAGGCCGCAAGGCTGAAGCGGGGATCAGGTCCCGCCCGCCTCTCACCCCCTAGCACAGCACAGGAGAGCGTAGATGGCGACACGGTTCCGCCTTCGCTCCCGCTTGCTCAACCGCATCGGCAACATCCTCGCCCGCCTTCTCATCCGCTCGGCTATCCGCAAGGGGCTCTGATCATGGGTGCTCTGGCTGTCCTCGCCGTCTACTTGGTCCTGCTGGCCGCGATAACGTGGCTGCTGTGGCCGCACCTCCGAGGCCATCGATGATCGCGCTCTCCGACCTCATCGTCATTGCTTGCCTCGCAGCGGCCCCGACAGAATGCGAGCGCCACATCATCCCAACGCCGCTCTCGATGCTGTCCTGCATGATGCAGTCGCAGATGTCCGCCGCGGAATGGGCTGGCGACCGCCCAGGCTGGACCGTCTCTCGCGTCGAGTGCCGCAAGCATATGGACGAGGCGTAACCCCGAAACCATCCCGCTCAGACCGGGAAGGACTAAATGATCATGGCAAGGCCGACAGATTACAGGGACGAGTTCGCGGAGCAGGCCAGCAAGCTTGCGGCGCTTGGAGCGACGGACATTGAGGTGGCCGACTTCTTCAAGGTTGACGTGCGAACCATCTATCGCTGGAAGCACACCCACGAGGAGTTTTGTCAGGCCCTAAACACGGGGAAGGCCAAAGCGGACGAGCGGGTGGTCAATAGCCTCTACCAAAAGGCGGTCGGCTACGAGCAGGACGCGGTCAAGATCTTCATGCCGGCAGGGGCCGACGCGCCGGTTTATGCCGAGTACCGCGAGAAAGTCGCACCAGACACGACGGCAGCCATCTTCTGGCTGAAGAACCGCCAGCCGACAGAGTGGCGTGACAAGCGCGACCATGAGCATTCTGGCGAGGTCAGGTTTGAGCGCATCGAGCAGCGAATTGTCGACCCTAAGCGTTGATGTTCCTCGTGCGCTCGCACCGCTTCTGCAACCGGCTCGATACAAGGGAGCGCATGGCGGGCGAGGCGGGGCGAAGTCGCACTTCTTCGCCGAGCAGATCATCATCCGCTGCTATGCCCAGAAGACACGCGCCGTCTGCATTCGTGAGGTGCAGAACAGCCTGAAGGAATCGGTTCGCCAGCTCCTCGTCGACAAGATCCAGAAGATGGGGCTGGGCGAGTTCTTCGATGCGCTGGAAGGCGAGATCAGGGGCAAGAACGGCTCGCTGATCGTCTTCAAGGGCATGCAGTCCTACAACGCAGAGAACATCAAGTCGCTGGAGGATTTCGACATCGCCTGGGTGGAGGAGGCACAGACCTTCTCAGCCAAGTCGCTGCGGCTGTTGCGCCCGACCATTCGTAAGGACGGCTCGGAAATCTGGTTCTCGTGGAACCCGCGCCATGACACCGATGCTGTCGACAAGTTCTTCCGCGGTGGCGAGAAGCCGCACAACGCGGTCGTCTGCCCGGTCAACTGGTACGACAATCCTTGGTTTCCCTCGGTGCTGGTGGACGAAAAGGACCAGGACTACGCCAGCGACCCCGAAATGGCAGAGCACGTCTGGGGTGGCGGCTACGAGATCATCACCGAGGGCGCCTATTACGCCAAGCACATCGCGGCGGCCGAGAAGGCAGGGCGCGTCGGGTACTACCCATACGATCCGAACTATCCCGTCTACACCGGCTGGGATCTGGGCGTGGACGATTACACCTGCATCTGGTTTCTCCAGATCATCGACCAGCGCGTGCGGGTCATCGACTACTACGAGGCGAGCGGCCTCGGTGCAGACGACATCGTCGCGGAGGCGCTGCCGGAATACACAGAGGATCTTCAGGACCGCGTATCGCAGTTGGTCGAGATGGGCCGGCCCAAGGCCTATCGCTACGCCAAGCACTTCCTGCCGCATGACATCGGCAACCGTGAGTGGGGCGCTGGCGCCAGGACGCGCATCCAGACGCTCAACGCTCTCGGCATCCCGCTCGATGCCATGTCTCGCGGTGTGGCGCAGAACCCGGAAGAGCGGATCAACGCCAGCCGCCGGCTTCTGCCGATCTGCGAGTTTCATCAGACCAAGCGCGTGATGCTCGGGCTCTCCCGGCTTCGTCGCTACTCCCGCAAGTTCAACGAGCAGCTCGGCACGTATCTCGGCCCGCTGCATGACGAGAACAGTCACGGGGCGGACGCCTTCGGAGAGTTCGCGGTCAACGCGGGAATAGCGCCTCCGGTGAAGAAGCCCGCGCCCGTTGCCGAACCGCCCCGTGGCTACGTCATCCCCCCGCCGCCTCCGTCGCCCGCCAGTGGGACAAGGATTCGCCTGTGACCGACGACAACACACCTCTGGAGGAGGAAGAGCGCGCAGAGCAGATCGAGGCCGGCAAGTCCAAGCCGTGGCTCGACATGATCACGCAGGCCGAGAAGACCTTCCGCGATTACCAGGAGAAGGCCGACAAGATCGACAAGCTCTATGCTGACCTGTCGATGAAGGCCAACCCGGCGCGTGATCGCGAGTTTGCGCTGTTCTGGGCGAATATCCAGGTTCTCGGCCCGTCGATCTACAGCCGGCCTCCCGTGCCTGTCGTCGTGCCGCGGTTCAAGGATCGCAAGCCGGTGCCGGGTGCCGCATCCGAACTCCTCGAACGCGCCTCGCATGTCGTGTTCGAGATGGAGGACATCGACCAGGTCATGCGGATGGTCCGCGATGACGTGAACATCGCAGCCCGTGGCGTGCCCTGGGTGCGCTATGAGACCAAGAAGGGCGAGCGCGTATGCATCGAGCATGTCGATCGCCGCGACTTCCTGCATGAGCCAGCGCGCAAGTGGAAGGAAGTGGGCTGGGTTGCCCGTCGTGCATGGCTCGACCATGAGGCAATGGAAGATCGCTTCAAGGACGTGCCCAAGGATAAACTGAAGGAAGCTGCCTACGAGGTCCAGACTGACGCCAAAGAGCGCGGTGCTGCCGATGACCGCCAGAAGGTCGCGGTGTGGGAGATCTGGTCGAAGGACGAGGACAAGGTCGTCTGGGTCACCGAGGGCATCGACATCGTCCTCGACGAGGGCGCGCCGCATCTGTCGCTCGAAGGCTTCTACCCGTGCCCGCGTCCTGCCTATGCCACCGTGCAGCGTGGCTCGCTCATTCCCGTCCCCGACATGGTCTTCTACAAGGACCAGTTGGAAGAGGTGAACGAGCTGACGGCCCGCATTTCGGCACTGGCCGAGGGTGTCAAAGTCAAGGGCTTCTATCCGGCTGGTGCTGGCGAGATCGGCGACGCCATCGAGGCGGCCATCCACAACACCGACAACCGGCGTATTCTGGTGCCGATCTCCAATTTCGCAGCGTTCGGCGGTGGCTCGGCCAAGGACACCATCGTCTGGCTGCCAATCGACATGATCGTTTCGACGATTGCCCAGCTCATCGAGCTTCGCAAGCAGTTGATCGACGACGTGTACCAGATCACCGGCCTGTCAGACATCATGCGCGGCTCGACCGACGCCAACGAGACGCTGGGAGCGCAGGAACTCAAGAGCCAGTACGGCTCCGTGCGCATTCGCGACAAGCAGAACGAGCTGATCCGCGTTGCGCGTGATGTCTGCCGCATCGCAGCGGAGATCATCGCCGAGAACTTCTCCAAGAAGACGCTGCTGGAGATGACGCAGTCGGATATTGCCAACGACGCGGACATCAAGAAGCAGATCGCCGGCCTGACGCAAGAGGGCCAGGGCATCGAGGCGCAGCTACAGCAGGCGCAGTCCGACCCCGAAATCCAGCAGATGGTTCAGCAGAACCCGGAGAAGGCGCAGGAGATCATGCAGCAGGCGCAGGGGCGCTTGCAGGCCATCCAGAAGCAGGTGCAGGAACTCGCCGAGACGCCGACCATCGAGAAGGTGATGGCGCTCCTTCGCGAGCAGCGGCTGCGTCCGTTCGTCCTCGACATCGAGACGGACTCTACCATCCAGCCGAACGAGGACGCCGAGAAGCAGCGGCGCACCGAGTTCACGCAGGTTCTCACCGGGCTTCTGGCTCAGATGGGTCCGGCAGTTCAGCAGAACCCGGCCATGGCGCCATTTGCCGGCGAGGTGCTGAAGTTCTCCGTTGCGCCGTTCCGTGCTGGCCGTGAGCTTGATGGTGCGATCGACGATTTCGTGGAGACCATGAAGAACGCTGGCGGCCAGCAGCAGGAAGACCCTGCGGCGGCAGCGGCACAGGCCGAGATGGCGACCGAGCAGCAGCGCCTGAAGATGGAGATGGAAGCCAAGCAGGCCGAACTCCAGATGCGCCAGCAGGAAGCTCAGACCAAGGCCGAGGCCGACATGCAGAAGATGCAGGCCGACATGCAGATGAAGAGCGTGGATGCCGAAGCCAAGCAGGCGGAGACCGCGGCGAAGCTCCAGCAGATGACCGCGACCATGGAAGCCGGCCAGCAGAAGCACATGCAGGACATGGAGAAGGGCGCGCTGGAGATCGAAAAGCTCCGCGTCGAGATCCAGCGCTTGCAGGTGCAGACCGGCGCTCAGGCGCAGGCAGCCGAGATCCAGGCAGAGAGCGCTGAACAGCAGGCCGATCTCAACGAGCGCGGTGCGGCGCTGAAGGAACGGCAGGCCAAGCAGTCGGAGGCAGCGGAATGAACACCAACTGCGCCATTGGCACCATCGTTTTCCGTGATGGCTTCGCTCCTGCAACTCGCCGGGTCGGGCGCCTGTTCGCGGATGATCATGGCTCGTTTTACAGCCACGAATGGATATGCACCGGCACCAGACCGAATGACGGGGCCATGCGGTATCAGCGCTGTGATGGGTATCGGCTCAATCCGAAGCAGCAGCCGATTGCAGACGAGGCCGCCTGATGGGCGAACGCTTCATCTGGGATGCGCGCCAAGAGCGCGTCGTGCCCGCTGACGAATACCAGCGGCCAACCCCAGCCCGCTCGTCCATTCCCGCACCGATGATCGCCAGCGACTGCATGGAGCCGGTCCAGTCGATGCTGGATGGCCGCATGTACGACAGCAAGAGCCGGCTGCGGGAGACCTACCGCGCCGCCGGCATGGTCGAGGTCGGCAACGACCCGGCCCGCAGCCGGCCCGCGGCAAAGCCCGCGCCCGACCGGCAGGGCATCCGCCAATCGCTTCAGAAGGCTGTAGCGCAAGTCTCGTAAGCAATCCCTCAGACGGAGCTTCATATGTCCGACACCATCGACGCGGCACCCGCCGCCGCCGAGCCCTCGAACGCGCCTGTTGAACAGACGCCGGTTCAGACGCCCAACCCGGTCGAGGCCGAGCTTCCTGTCAAGGAGCCGGAAGCCAAGCCCGAACCGAAGGCCGACGAGAAGGGCCAGGACAAGGAGCCCGCGCCGAAGCGGTCTGTCTCCGATGCGCTGAAGAAGGCCGAGGCCGACCTGCGCGAGAAGGCCGAAAAGCCGGAGACCGACAAGCCCGAGGCGAAGGACAAGGCCAAGCCGGTCGAGACCGAAGCCCGGCAGCGCGACGAGACCGGGAAGTTCGCGGCCAAAGAGTCCGCCGAGGGGCAGGAGAAGCCCAAGGACGCGACCGAGACGGCGAAGGCGACCGACGCACCCGACAAGCAGGCCTCTCCTTTCCGTGACCCACCCAAGCGGTTCTCCGAGGATGCCAAGGCTGCATGGGAGACGGCGCCCGATCCGGTCAAGGCCGAAGTCCACCGCGCCATGCGCGAGCTGGAAGGCGGGATCGAGAAGTACCGGGCGGAATACGAGCCCATCAAGCCCTATGCGGATCTCGCCAAGCAGCACGGCACGTCCGTCAAGGACGCGCTCGACCGCTATACCGGCCTTGAGAAGATGCTGGGCAGCCACGACCAGAACGAGAAGTTCGCGGGGCTCCAGCAGGTCTTCGACTACGCCGGCATCAACCCGCGCGAGTTCGCCGCGCAACTGATGGGCCAGACGCCGGAACAGGGCGCGGTCCAGCAGGAAACGACGCTTCGCGAACTGCGTCAGGAAATCGCGGGCCTGAAACAGCAGCTCGGCGGCGTGACGACCTCAATGCAGACATCTCAGGAAAAAGAGACGCTGCAACAGATCGAGCGTTTCGCCGCGGACAAGCCGCGCTTCGACGAACTGGCGGAAGACATCGCGTTCTTCCTGAACAGCGGTCGCACACAGGATTTGCAGGAAGCCTACGAGTTGGCCGAACGGCTCAACCCGGCTCCTGCCCCACAACCGGCACTGGCTCAGACCCAGCCCGAACCGACGCCCGAGGCTCATACCCTCAAGGGATCAAAGTCAGTCAGCGGCGCACCTTCGAACGGGGCATCCCGACCGAACGCGCAGCCGTCGTCATCCATCAAGGAAGCTCTGAAACGCGCTGCGGCGCAGGCGAGCTGACTTCTCTTAGGAAAGAGTCACAATGCCCATCAACCCGATCACGCACTACCAGCAGGTGCTGTCGATGGCTCTGGAGGATCGCTCCAGCGGCTATCAGGACCTCGTTTCGAACTCCAACCCGCTTCTCGCCATTCTGAAGCGCAAGGGCCTCTGGAAGGAATATTCCGGCCCGCGCATCCGCGAGACGCTCCAGATCGCCAAGCCGGACGGCCAGTGGTACGCCGGATATGATCTCCTGGCGAACGCTCCCATCGAGCTGTTCAACGACGCCTACTTCACGCCGAAGATGGTGGCGACGCCCATCACGCTCTCCTACGAGGAGATCCTGAACAACCAGGGCACCAACCAGATCATGGATGTCATGGAGTCCTACATCGACGCCGCCGAGCGTTCGCTGATGGACACCATGGAGGAAGCGATCCACTCCGATGGCACCGGCTTCGGTGGCAAGGAACTCGGCGGCCTCGCGCTGGCGGTTCCGATCGTCGAAGACGCCGGCACCTACGGCGGCATCTCGCGTGCCGACAACAGCATCTGGCGCACCTCGACCTTCGACGCCGATACGGACTTCCCGGCCATCGGCACGCAGGTCAGTTCGACCACCATCCGCCCGATGCTCAACCAGATCATGACGCAGCGGTCCCGCAATCGCAGCGGTGCCGATCTCCTGCTCATGTCGCCGGAGCATTACGCCGCCTACGACGCCGCCACCGTGGCGATCCAGCGCATCAACGATGAAAACTCGATGGGCAAGCTGGGCTTCCAGTCGCTGAAGTACTACGGCGCCGGGCGCACCGCGGACATCGTCCAGGCCGGCGGCATCGGTTCGTCCATGCCGGCGAACACGACCTACGGCCTCGACACCAGCAGCTTGCGGATGCGGTACAACCCGAGCCGCAACTTCTCCAAGCTGTTCGAAGGCGAGGGGATGAAGCCGATCAATCAGGACGCAGTCGTCCAGTACATCGGCTTCATGGGCGAGCTGACCATGGTCAATCCGCTCTTCACCTGGCGCTTCTACGACAGCGACCCGGCGACCTAACAGGGGCGGGCTCCGGCCCGCTCTTCCATCCCTTCGTCCCCATCATGGAGAATGACCAATGGTCAAGCATATCACCCCCTCGCTTGGCATCGACCTCACCTATGTCGGTCCCAAGCCCTACTACGACGCCAATTCGGCCACGGCGACGCCGGCTATCGGCACTGTCGTCAAGGCAGATGACGGCCACGACTACGTGTTCGCGGTTTCCTCTGCGGCGGTCGCCTCCGGCGCTGTCGTCATCCTGACCGAGCCGGCGATGACCTTCGCCACTGGCGCGGGGGCATGGACCTCGCCGACGATTACCGGGGGTGTTCCCTCCGGGGAATACGCATGGCTGAAGCGAACAGCCATCTAATCCCGCAGGCATGACATGAGGGGCGGCTTCCGGGCCGCCTTTTTCTTTGCGCCCTTCTCAGACAAGGAACCGAGCCGATGGCCGAACCCGAAAACCTCGTAGTGCCGATTTTCAAGGTCCACTCCAAGATCGACAAGACAGCCACCGCCAAGGAAGGCCGTCCGATCTACACGGATCTGGAGATCGTCGAGATCAAGCTCGCCGCCAACAAGCAGACGACAGGCGTCTTCCCCGCGCACGCGGTCTGGAAGTGGGTCGACCAGCCGAATGGCATGCGCGAACCCGTTACCTACGCCATGCGCTTCAACGAGCAGTACAAGCGGTTCAAGGCCAACAGCTCGCAGTCGCAGACCGGCACGCCCGTCGAGGAGCTGCCGTTCCTGACGCAGGGCAAGCGCCTCGAACTGAAGGCGCTGAACATCCACACCGCCGAAACCCTCGCCTCGCTCGACGGCCAGCCGCTGAAGAACCTCGGCATGGGCGGGCGCGAGCTGAAGAACATGGCCCAAGCCTATCTCGACAACGCCGCGGCGTCGGCCGACACGACCCGCCTTGCCAGCGAGAACGAGAAGCTGCGCCAGCTCGTCGAGGAGATGAAGCAGGACGCCAAGAACGCTTCGCAGGCCAAGGACAAGAAGGCCGACGAGCGCGCGGCATCGCCCTTCGACGACATGGAGAAGGACGACATCAAGAACTGGATCGAGGAAGCGACCGGCGAGCGCCCGCGCGGCAATCCGAACAAGGACACGCTGGTCGGCATGGCGGACGAAATCAACGCCAAGCTCGCCAAGAAGCCTGACGAGGCCGCCTGATGACCCTGCTCAGCGCACTCCAGTCTGCCACTGTCCGCCTTGTCGGGCAGAAGCCGACGACGTTCTTCTCCGCAACGGACGGGATCGAGGTCGAACTGACGACCCTCGCGAACGACGTGGTGAAGGACATCGTCGGCGGGCATGACTGGCGTGCGCTGACGACGCTCGGCACGCTCATTGGCTACGATGGCGTGGCCTTCGACCTGCCGACCGACTTCGACCGGCTGCCGCGCGCCATTCGTGTGTGGTCGACCTCTTGGCCCGGCATGTTCTACAGCCCCGCCAAGACGCTCAACGAATGGTACGACCTCCAGCAGTTCTCCACGTCCGGCGCGCCCGGCTGGTGGATCTTGCTCGGTGGTCAGATGCAGATATGGCCGACCGTTCCGACCGGGACGAACGTCCAGTTCTACTACCAGAGCAAGAATGTGGTGCTCTCCGAAGCCGGCGCGGCCAAGGAGGAATTCACCAGCGACACCGACACGTTCCGGCTCAACGAGCGCGTCCTGACGTTGGGCGTCATCTGGCGCTGGCGTGCATGGAAGGGCCTCGAATACGCCGAGGACATGCGGAACTATGAGTTGGCGCTGTCGCAGGAGATCGCGTCCGACAAGGGCTCGCAGATCATCGCCGAAGGTGCCCCGCGCATTCCGGCTGGTGTCAGCGTCGCCTATCCTGGGGTTCTCGGCCAATGAGGACGCCGGTCAATCGGCCAAAGCCGCGCACGTCACGTCTGTTCTCGTTCCCCGCGCCCATCGGCGGCTGGACGGCCAACCGCAATCTGGCCCAGCCGAACGCCAATCAGGCGCCCCCGGGCGCGGCGGTGCTGGAGAACTGGTTTCCGACCGCGACAGGCGCCATCATGCGCCGCGGCAGCGGGCTCTATGCCACGCTTGGCGATGAGTCCCTGCCGGTCACGTCGATCTTCTCCTACAAGAACGGCGCGGTCGAGACGCTGTTCTCCAGCACGGCCAGCGCGATCTACGACATCAGCGTCATCCTCACGCCGTTCAACTACGCGCTCGCGACGGACGAGGACGATCTTCTCGTCACGGATGGCGGCGACAATTTCGGCGAAAGCTCGACGGTTGGCCTTGAGGTCATGACGGGGTTGTCGGGCGGCGAATGGATCGTGACGCAGTTCTCCAACGGCGGCGGGGTGTTCCTGCGGGGCGTCAATGGCGCCGACACGCCTTTCGTCTATGACGGCACGACTTTCGACACCACGCCGGCCATCACATTCGCGGTCGGCGACACGACGACGGCGGACGAGTTATCCTACGTCTGGTCGCACAAGAACCGCCTGTGGTTCATCAAGGCCGAAAGCCTCGACGCCTATTACCTGCCGGTGGATTCCATCGGTGGCGAGGCCGCCGTATTCCCGATGGGTGCGGTGTTCAATCGCGGCGGCTCGCTTCTGTTCGGCGCATCGTGGTCGATCGAGGCCGGCGATGGTCTGGCCGCGAAGTGCATCATGGTCACGACAGAGGGCGAGGTCGCCGTTTACAATGGCGACGACCCGACCGACGCGGCGAACTGGCAGATTGTCGGCGTCTATCGCGTTGGTCGCCCGCTCGGAAAGAGCGCGCACATTCGAGCCGGCGGCGATCTGGTCATTGCGACCGACGTGGGCTTCGTTCCGCTCTCACAGGCCATCCAGCGCGACTATGCGGCGCTCTCCCCGGCTGCCGTATCCTTCCCGATCGAAACGGCATGGAATGACGCTGTCGCACGTCGCTCGGGCGCTGAGTGGAAGTGCGAGGTGTGGCCGACGAACCAGATGGTCGTGGTCGCCCCGCCAACCGTCGCCGAGACATCCGCAGAGGTCTACGTCGCCAATTCCCGAACCGGCGCATGGGCAAAATACACGGGATGGGATGCGACCTGCCTTGAGGTCTTCAAGGAGCGCATGTTCTTCGGCTCGCAGGATGGCCGCGTGGTCGAGGCCAACATCACCGGCCTTGACGAGGGTGCGGCCTATACCGCCCGCTATCTGCCGCTCTTCGACGATCTGAAATCGCCGGGGTCGCTCAAGATCGCCGATCTTGCCCGCGCCACCATTCGCTCATCCATCCCGGTTCGCGATCAGGTGTCGGTGCAGTTCGATTATCAGACGCAACTGCCGACGCCGCCGGATGCCACGCTGGTGCTCTCGTCTTCGACATGGGGCGATGCGACATGGGGCGAGAGCGTCTGGGGCGAGACCACCACACCGACCACGCAGGAATCCTGGCGGTCGGTCGGCGGGTCCGGCTACACCCTGGCGCCGGCTGTGCAGGTGACGAGCGGCGCCAACGTCCCGCTGGATGCCGAGATCGTCCGCGTCGATGTCACCTTCTCCACGGCGGATATCGTCACATGACACCGCTGTTCGGGCATAGCGCGACGGTCTCCCGTTTCGTTGCGGATCTCATTCCGGGGCTCGAACGGGGATTTGGCGAGAACCAGTCGATCGGCGTCATCGACAAAGACGGCCAGCTCGTGGCGGGCCTCGTCTATCACAACTGGGAACCGGAAGCCGGCATCATCGAAATCTCCGGCGCCTCGACAACGCCTCGCTGGTTCACCCGGCATATCTATCAGGTGATGTTCGATTATCCGTTCCTGACCTGCGGATGCCAGATGATCGTCCAGCGCAACTCGGTGAAGAACGAGCACCTGAACGCCATCCTTCGCCGATGGGGATATAGCGAGCACCTGATCCCCCGCATGAAGGGGCGCGACGAAGACGGTATCGTCTTCACCTTCACCGATGACCAGTGGGCCGCGCACCCGAAGAACCTCCGCAATATCGCCACGCTCGAAAGGGCCGCATAATGTCCAAGCCAAAGGCCCCGAAGGCCCCCGATCCGCGCGAGACCAGTGCGGCGCAGACCGGGACGAATATCGGCACGGCGATCTCGAACGCCTTCATGGGCAACGTCGATCAGGTCACGCCCGATGGCACCCTGAACTACGACCAGACCGGCACCTACAAATACACCGACCCCTATACCGGCCAGTCCTACGACATCCCTAAGTTCACGGCCACGCAGACGCTATCGCCGCAGCAGCAGGCGACGAACGACCAGAACCAGCAGGCGCAGTTCAACCTCGCGTCCATTGGCAACAACCAGTCCGCGTTCCTCAACGACTATCTGAGCAAGCCCGTCGATCTCAACAACGAGGCGACCGAGGCGCGACTGTTCGAGTTGGGCTCCAAGCGGCTCGATCCGCGGTTTGCGCGCGAGGATGAGGCCCTGCGGACCCGCCTTGCCAATCAGGGCATCCAAGAGGGCTCGGCGGCCTATGACGCGGCCTACAACAACTTCGGCCAGTCGAAGAACGACGCCTACAACCAGCTTCTCCTGACGGGGCGCGGGCAGGCAACGCAGGAAGCGCTGACGGAACGCAATCAGCCGATCAACGAAATCTCTGCGCTCCTGTCCGGTTCGCAGGTGTCTCAGCCGAGCTTCGTCAATGCGCAGATGCCGCAGATCCCGACGACCGACAACGCCGGGCTGATCCAGCAGGGCTTCCAGAATGAGATGGGCGCCTACCAGCAGAAGAACGCGCAGCGGCAGTCGCTCCTGGGCGGCATGTTCGGCCTGGGCAGCTCGCTCATCATGGCATCCGATCGACGCCTCAAGACCGACATCAAGAAGGTCGGCGAGGTCGATGGCGAGAAGGTCTACCGCTACCGCTACAAGGCCGGCGGCCCGATGCGCCTCGGCGTGATGGCGCAGGACATCGAGAAGAAGCAGCCCGACGCCGTCCTGACGATGGCCGATGGTCACAAGGCGGTCGATTACGGCAAGGTCTTCGGTCTGGGAGCGGCGTAAATGGCAGTTCCGTCCTTCATCTTCGGCGGGGATACGAATATCTCCTACGAGGATTTGCAGCGTCGCCGGAAGATCGCCGAGGCCATTGCCGGGCGCAGCCTGTCCGCGCCGCAGAACGTCGGCGAGGGGCTGGCGGCTGTCGGCAACGCGCTGGCCTACCGCTTCGAGAACTCGCGCCTGAACAAGGCCGAGGCGAGCGGCAAGGAGAAAGCGTCCAGCCTGTTCGGCAGCATCATGGGCGGCATGGGTGGCGGCGCCTCTGGTGGGGCAGAGCAGCCGGCTGCAACCATTGCGCCCTCGGCACAGACAGCGGGTTCCGGCTTCGATACGCTCCCGGCCAGTGCTCAGGGCCTGCGGGGCGGCATCGAGGAAACGGCGTCAGCCCTTGGCATCGACCCCGTCGACCTTGCAACGGCCATCTCCTACGAGACCGGCGGCACGTTCGATCCGACCAAGAAAGGCCCGACGACGCAGTGGGGCCAGCACCGCGGCCTGATCCAGTTCGGCGAGCCGCAGGCGCAGAAGTACGGCGTCAATTGGGATGACCCGGTGGGCTCTCAGCTTGGCGCAAACGGTGCCGTAGCGAACTATCTTCGCGATACGGGCGTCAAGCCCGGCATGGGTCTCCTCGACGTGTACAGCGCCATCAATGCCGGCGGCGTCGGCCGATATGACCGCAGCGATGCGAACAATGGCGGCGCACCCGGAAGCGTCCGCGACAAGGTCGAACAGCAGATGGCCGGCCATCGTGCGAAGGCCATGGCGCTGTTCGGCGGCGCAGGGCAGGGCGGGGCAACCGAAGCGGTCAATGCCATGGCGCAGCCTCAGCAGGTCGCATCCGCCGATCCGTCCTTCATGCCAGCAGCACAGGCACAAGACCCACGCGCGCTGGTGGCTCAGGCGATGCCACAGCAGGCCGCACAGCAGCAGGACGCTTGGCAGGGTATGCGTGAGCCCACCGCACAGCCGCGGCCCGTCCAGCGCGTCGCACAGGCCATGCCGCAGCAGGGTGGCGGTGGACCGGACCCGCGTCTCATCCAGGCACTGTCCGACCCGTATATGTCGGACGGCCAGCGGCAGGTTCTCGGCGCGCTTCTCAAGCAGCAGATGTCGGCCAATCAGCCCATGTCTCCGCTGGAGCAGGTGCAGATGCGCAAGCTCCAGATCGAGACCGAGCTGTTGCAGAACCCGCGCATGGACCCGGCGGACGCAGCGCGTCTGGAGTTCGACCGCGAGAAGCTGGACCGCGAAGAGCAGAAGCTGACCAACGTGCCGGCGGGAACGACGGTGTTCGATCCGAAGACTCGGCAGCCGGTGTATACGGCGCCGACCAAGCCGGACACGCTGTCGCCGGAAGCGCTGTCGCAGCAGATGGAACTGCGAGCGGCCGGAAAGGCAGAGACCAATATCAACGTCGGCGAGGGCAACAAGTTCTACGAGACGCTCGATGCAGGCAATGCCAAGATCTTCAGCGGCCTCTCGGAAGCTGGCGTGACGGGACAGTCGAAGCTGGCCCAGATCGACCGGCTCGAAGGCTTGCTGAACAGTGCGCCACAGGGGGCCGCCGCAGTGCTGAAGCAGGCCGCTGGCGAATACGGCATCAACACCGAGGGCCTCAGCGATATCCAGGCGGCGCAGGCGCTCATCAACGAGCTTGTCCCGCAGCAGCGTCAGCCGGGCTCCGGCCCGATGTCCGACGCCGATCTTGCCTTGTTCAAGCAGTCGCTGCCGCGTCTCGTCAACCAGCCGGGCGGCAACAAGCAGATCCTCGACACCATGCGGGGCATCACGCAGTACCAGATCGAGATGGGCCAGATCGCCGACGCCGTCGCAGACCGCGCGATGACGCCCGCACAGGCGCGTGAAGCGATCCGTAGCCTGCCGAACCCGCTGGCTCAGTTGCGAGGGCAGGGTGGCGGCTCTGGTCAGCCACAGGCCGCACCGGAACCCGGCAACTATCGCTGGAACCCTGAGACGAACCAGGTGGAGCCGATGTAATGGCGGAAATCCGAATCACCGGGCCAGATGGATCGACATTCTCGTTCCCGGCAGGAACGCCCGGCGATGTGATTTCCAGCGCAATGCAGGGCCACTACGGCAGCGCGGCCCAGCCGAAGCTCGACAGTGCGCAGATGCAGGGGCTGGCGCGAGGCCGGGCCAATGCAGAGGCCGGCATTCGGCCAGAGCTTCCCGCGGGCACTCCGACGCCCGATCAGGATATGGCCCGCATCCGTCGCACACAGAGCGGCGCGACGGGCACTGTGGGTGACGTGGCCGGCCAGTTCATCGGCGGGCTTCCGTTTGTTGGCGAATATGCGGACGAGGCCATCGGTGCCATTAATGGACCCGAAGCGCGCGACAGGATGCGTGCGGACCAGTCGACGTTCGAGCAGGACAACCCCGGCACGTCCATGGCGCTGCGCACCGCTGGCGGCATCGCCGGGACAGTCCCGATGGCAGCCGCAGCCGCTCCGTTGGCCGCGGGCATGGTCCCGGCATCGCTCGGCGGGCAGGTTCTCGCGGGCGGCGCAACCGGCATGATTGGCGGCGGCGTCGAGGGCGCAGTCTCGGGCTATGGCAGCGGCACTGACAGCGAAAGCCGCGTGGAGAATGCGCAGTCGCGCGGCAAACTCGGCGCTGTGATGGGGGCCGGCGCCGGTATCGCCATGCCTGCAATCGCAGCGGGCGCAAAGCCGGTCATCAACAAGATCGCCGACGCCCTCACGTCCAGTCGCCGCGCCGCCGAGGTCGGGCTTTCGAAGCCGTCCGCGTCCATCCTCTCCCGCGGCCTTGATGCGGATGGCTCGTTCGGCGGCTCTGGCGCGGCCAATATCGCGCGCGCCGGCCCGGATGGTATGCTCGCCGACGCAGGACCGAACGCGCGCACCCTTCTCGACACAGCCATCCAGCGCAGTGGCCCGGCAGGGGTGCAGGCGCAGCGGGCAATCGAACAGCGGGCGTCTGGAGCAGGCGTTGCCATCAGGGACACGATGGACGCCACCCTCGGCGCCCCGCAGGGTATCGGTGCATCCGCACGCGGCATTGCGGCGAACGCCCGCCCCGCGCTTCGTGAGGCCTACGACCGCGCCTACAACCTGCCGATCGACTACGCATCGGATGCTGGGCGGAACATCGAGGCCACTCTGAAGCGCGTTCCCAGCCGCATCATGAAGCAGGCCGTCGACACCGCCAACGAGGCAATGCAGGTCGCCGGCACGACGAACAAGCAGATCCTCGCCGACATCGCCGACGACGGCACGGTGGTTTTCCGTGAGATGCCGAACGTCCAGCAGCTCGACGAGATCAAGAAGGCGCTCGGCGAGATCGGTGCGAACGAGGTAGACCAGTTCGGCCGCCCGACCGCAGCCGGTGCGCGGGCCAAGATGCTTGCCCGCGATGTCAAGAATGCCACCAGCGACGCGGTTCCTGAGTACGCCGCAGCAGTCAAGCTCGGCGGCGACAAGATCGCAGAGGATCAGGCGCTCGACCTGGGCCGCAAGATCCTCCGCCCGAACACCACGCGCGAACAGGTTCTCGACGCGGTGGCGGATGCGTCAGAGGCAGAGCGCGCGGCGCTGGCGCAGGGCCTGCGCTACGACATCGAAGAGAAGATGGCGAACGTGTCCCGCGCCGTCACAGACGGCAACATGGATGCGCGCGAAGCCGTCAAGGCCATCAAGGACTTCTCCAGCCGTGCCAGCCGGGAGAAGATCGAGGCCGCGATCGGTGCAGAGAAGGCGAAGACGCTCTTTGCCGACCTCGACCGCGCGACCATGGCGCTGGATCTTCGGGCTGGCGTGCAGCAGAACTCCAAGACGTTCGCCCGTCTCTCGATGGACGACACGATCACTGCACAGCAGGATGGTGGCGCTGTCGGCGCGCTTCTCGAAGGCAAGCCCATCGGTGCCACTCAGCGCATCGCTCAGGCGCTGTCAGGCCGCACGCCAGAGGCCAAGACGGCGATGGCCGACAAGACCTATCAGGAGATCGTGCAGGCGCTCACGACCCGTCGCGGAGCCGATGCACAGCGCGTGCTTTCAGACCTTCAGTATATCGGTGGTCGATCCGCTCGAAATGAGGAGATTGCGCGCGCTCTATCTCGTGGAGGATCGCTCGCTCTCGGGCTACCCGCTTATCAAACAGGAACCCAAGCGATGCGCCCGCGGCAATGACACCAACGGCCACTCCGATGACCGTTAGCGGCCCCTGACTCGCGACTAATTCGACGCTGCCAAGGTAGAACACCCACCCCATGCAGCCCCAGGCGGCGAAATAGACGACATACAGGATTGCTCGCATAGCCGAGCACTCTTCCACAATCCCGACAGTCCAGCAAGGCGCTTCCTCGTGAGGCGCCTTTTTCTATGGAGGCGATATGCCACGCGACTCGAATGGCGCCTACACGCTTCCGTCCGGCTATCGGGCGGTAACGGGCCAGAAGGTGCTTGCCAGCCAGCACAACCCGCCGCTGGAGGATCTGGCGTCCGCCATCACCGGGTCGTTCGCGCGCAATGGCACATCGCAGATGCTCGCCGACTTCCCGATGGGCGGCTTCAAGATCACGGGCATGGCTGCCGGGACGCTCGCAACCGACGCCGTCACCAAGGGCCAGCTCGACGCCCTGATCCCGGTCGGCACGATCTGGGACTATGCGGCACCGGCAGCCCCCGATGGGTGGCTTCTCTGCTACGGCCAAGCTGTCTCGCGCTCCGCCTATCCAACTCTGTTCTCGGTCATCGGCACCCGCTTTGGCTCGGGTGACGGGTCGACAACTTTCAACCTGCCGGATCTTCGCGGTCGGGTGCTGGCTGGCGCCGATAGTATGGGGGGCACGGCGGCGGGGCGTCTATCGGCCGCGACAATGACTGGCGCCGGCACCTACGGCGGCGTCGGTGGCGTCGAAACGGTGGCAATCAGCCAGGCGCAGTTGCCCAGCTACACGCTGTCCGGCGGTTCGGCGTCGAGCCACACCCACACATACCTGCGCTTTTCCGGCCTGACCTCTGCGCAATCCGGCTCGGGCGTCACCGGCCTTTGGGCTGGGCAAGCAGACGTGGCGACCAGCGGCGCTGTCGTCTCCGGCATCACCATCCCCTCCGGCGGTAGCGGAGCGGCGCACAGCAACGTGCAGCCGACGATGGCCCTCAACAAAATCATCAAGGTCTGATCGTCATGGCGAATATCCGCATCACTGCGCTTACCAACGACGCAACCCCGTCCGCGACCGACGTGGTGGCGATCGACGGCACCACTACCCGCAAGGCTACGCTGTCCGCCATCGCCGCAGCGGGGCGCCCATTCGCGTCGCAGATCGAGGCCGAGGCGGGCACTTCGGCGACTGTCGCCATGAATCCGCTGACGACCAAGCAGGCGATCGCTGCCATTGGTGCAACGCTCTACGCCTCCGTGGCCCAAGGTGCGCTGGCGAATTCTGCGGTCCAGCCGGGCGATCTCGCCACTGTCGCGACCACCGGGGCCTATTCGGACCTCAGCGGAACGCCGACGCTCGGGACGGCAGCGGCAACGGCATCAAGTGACTATGCGCCCGCCGCGGCAGCACTCCCGATTGCCGGCAATGCCGGGCAGGTTCTGGTCAAGTCCAGCTCCACAAACTACGACGTGGCGTGGTCGGCCACTGCCTCGGGCTCCGGCGACATGCTGTCCAGCGCCTACGATCCGCAAGGGATCGGAACCGATGCATTTGACCGCGCCAATCATACAGGCATCGACGATCACGCCCCATACTTCTCGGTCTACGCCTTCAGCGCGACGGGCGATGGGTCAACGGACGACCGTACGGCCTTGTTCAATGCCAATGCAGCGGCCGCGGCGGCCGGTGCCGGTCTTCTGATCGAACCGGGCACTTTCCTAATCAGTTCGGCGCTGACACTCACGGTGCCGGTCAAGTTTGCAGGAGGTAAGCTGAAGCCCGCGAGCGGCATATCCATTCTCATCACGTCAGAAATCATCTCCAGGGCGACGCAGATCTTTGACACAAGTCTGGGCGGAACCATCACCGGGTCGCCACGCCTCCCGGACGGCTCTGCGTGGGCCGAATGGTGGGGCGCCAATCCGGTCGGTGATTGCACCACGGGCATTCTGGCTGCCTTGGCCTTCCTCAAGCAGCGGGCAATATCCGGTTCGACTGGTGGCATCCTCCAGTTCGAACAGGGTGACTATGGCCTGTCGTCATCCGCTACAATCGACTTCCGTGCCTGCAAGCTGCGCGGGCGCGGGTATTGGCTGTCACGCATCTACGGTAACGGCTCGATCACGATGTTCGACGTGGTCGGCAATATCGACGGATCGAAAGCCTCTTACGGCTTCGAGATGACCGGTCTTCGCCTGAGTGGCGACAACAGCAACAGCCAGCCGGCAGCCGGGACAATCCTCAAGCTGTCCTACGTCCAGCAACACATCATCGCCGACAACCATTTCGACAATATCTACCGGGCGATCCACTGCTTTTCCTGCGAAGGGCCGATGGTCCATGCCATCCGCGGGAACTCGTTCATCGCGTCGAACAGCACGCCTGCAATAGCGGGCAGCTTCCTGCTGTACCTCCAGGGCGTCGCGGACACGGATCCGGCAGTTACTACGGGCCTCTGCCACACCTACCATGTCACCGACAACCGCGGCGGCGGCGTCGGCATCCAGAATGGGTTTGTTCTGGATGGCTTCGATCAGGTCCACATGACGGCAAACCACGTCTGGGGATGTGAGCAGGCTTGTCTGTCAATCACGTCGAATGGCCAGGACGGATACAACTTCTTCTCGAACGGCGATACCTGGGAAGCCATCAACGGCGGCGCGTCCTACGCCGTGTCGATCGTATCCAGCCAAGCGAGCAACCTGAACACGCTGCACTTCTCGGGCGGGCAGGCTCTCAACGGGTCCAACGCTTGCGTCTATATCAGCGGGACGGCGCCAAACAACGTCAAGTTTGACAGCTACGACTTCCGTCAGTTGGTCGGCAATGGCATTCTGGTTGAGGGCGGTGAGGACATCATGTTCACGGACTGCTCCGCCATTGACATCAATATTAACGCCGATGGGAACAATCACTACTACATGATCATCGGCAACGGTGGCACCGGGCCGAACGGGATCATCGTAGACAATTTCGTATGCCGGAAGAACGATTTCGCCTCCGATGGTACGGCTGGCATTGACGTTCGTGCTGGCACTGACGTTCAAATCGGCGGCGGTCGGCTTCGCAATGTCGCAACAGGCGTGCAGATGGCTGCTGCAATGCGGGACGAGGTGACAGTCGGCCTCATGGATGTCGGCTTGCGGATGCCGACTGTGGCATCCGCAACGACCGTCGTTCTTCCGCTAGGCTGTGAAATGTTCCATATTTCGGGCACGACAACCGTGGGCAACATCGCCGTGCAGAGTATGCACCGCGACCGAACTGTGAGCCTGCGTTTAGACAGCGGCCTGACGGTTCAGCATTCCGGTGGCGGCAATCTCCGTCTTAACGGGGCTGCGAATTTCGTAGCCGCCGCCGGGAGTTGGATTCATTTCCGCTGCGATGTCGACAACGATCTCTGGATTGAGACCGGACGAACGGCGGCGTGACCTGCATCAGCCTCTGCTGAATAGCCTGCGGCGCAGCGGCTCCGCAGGCTTTTGAGCCTGCTCTGGTATTGCCCTCTCAAGAGCCTTGACCGATTGCCCTGTGTCGTAGATCTGCTTCGACGCTTCCTGCCCCTGCTGGTAAACGCGGTTCCAGAGCGTGCCGAGACCAGCTTCTACCTGTGTAGCGATCAGATGGTTGCCGGTGGCGATCTGGTCGAGCCGCCGGATGATCATCTCTTCCGTCGTGACCTCGCGCGGCGTGCCAAAGCGGGCGACTGGAACCACTGTCGGCTGATCGCTGATGACTGGCATGTCAGGAAGTTCCTGACCGGGCAGGGCGAAAGCAGGGTGCTCGGAAGAAGCGAAGCGCTTGGCCGATGTCAGGTACGGCTCGACGTTCTCTCCGCGATAATGCTTCTGGACTGCCATCCGGTCAGAGGTCGAGTTCTCGCCCTTCTCTGCTATGCAGTAGGTCGACCCGTATCCCTGCACCCGCACGTATGAGGCCTCGGCGATCTCGCCATGGGGTGTCTCCGCTGTCGGGCGGCAGTGGTACAGGTCCACGCATCCGCCAAGCTCGGGATCACCGAAAGGCATATCGCAGCGCGAAGCATAGACCTTGGCGTCGGCGAATTCGTTCACCAGGCAATAGTCCATGATCCAGTCGGGCGTGATCTTCACATAGGCCGATGGGAAGCCGTTCGACCACGCATAGATGAACATGCGACCGCCCGGCTTGAGCATCTTCGTCATGTTGCGGACCATCGAGAGCGGGTCGAACACGTTGTCGAGCGAACCGCCGTCGATGATGAAATCGAACCGGCCGATCAGCTCTTCCGGCACCTCGCCGCAGACGTCGAAGATGAAGTCGGCGCCTTCATACGGGCTGATGTCCGCGACGTAGTATTTTGCATCGGTGAAGGACTGGAACAGCGAACTGTCCAGGATGGTCTCCTGGCCGTTGTGGTTGTGGGTGTTCAGCGTGTCCACCTCGAAGCTGGTCGTCCTGCGCTTCACCCCATAGCGGTCCAGCATATCGCGAACCTCTTCGGCATTCGGCGCGATGTGCTGTCGCCCGACCGCAAGCACTTCGCCCTTGATCGGCTTGTGCGCGTGCTCGTGGATCAGCAGCTCGACCTCGATATGTCCCATACCCATTCTGCACGTCCCTCCGGTTTTGGCAGTACGTCTTACCGTAGCGACAACATCCGCTGATCCCCAAGCAAAATCTTCCACAACCCGGAGAACCACCATGGCTGCCGAAACGCTTTCGGTCGCGCTCTCGCTGATGTTCGGCCATGAGGGCGGCTACTCCAATCACCCACGCGATCCGGGAGGCCCGACCAAATACGGCGTCACCCTCGCCACGCTGCGCGCCCATCGCCGCCGTGCAACGACTGCCGACGATGTGAAGGCGCTGACGCTTTCCGAAGCCGAGCAGATCTACCGCAAGAACTACTGGCATCAGGCCGGCGCCGACCGCCTCGCTGTCGGCCTCGACTATGCGGTGTTCGACTTCTCGGTGAACTCCGGGCCGTCGCGGGCGGTCAAGGAATTGCAGCGCATCGTCGGCGTGGCGATGGACGGCATCATCGGCGACAAGACGCTGGCGGCGGTCCACTCGTACAAGGGCGGCACCAGCGCCCTGATCAATGCCTACTGCGACCGCCGGCTGGCCTTCATGCGCTCGCTCAAGACGTGGAGCGCGTTCGGCAAGGGCTGGTCGCGCCGTGTAGCGGAGGTTCGCGCCGCCGCGCTCAAGATGGCAGCCGGCGCGAAGCCGACCGCCAATCCCGGCCTGACGCCGACCGAGACTGCCAAGGCGCCTCAGTCCGACAAGGCCGTCACCGACATCCTCAAGAAGCCGGAAGCATGGGGGCCGATTGGCGGCGTCCTGTCGGGCTTTGCGGCCATCGCCAGCGGCACCGGCCCGATCCAGTGGGCACTCGCCTTCCTGATGGTCGTGGCCGTCCTGGTGGGCGTCTACTTCGTCGTCAAGCGCGTTCGGAGCGAGTGATGTTCGGCTTCCTCACTCCGCGCGTGCTGTTCATTGGCGCTCTCGTCGCCGCCGGCCTGTTCGTCTTCGGCTATGCCATGTGGACGGCGAAGCAGTCCGGCGAACTCGGCGCGACCCTCGAAACCATCCGACAAAATCAGGAGGCCGGCAATGCTGGTGAAACCGCTCGTCTTGACCGCGCTGCTTGTGTCGCTCGGGGGCTGCGTTGGGACTTCGAACGTGGCCTCTGTGTCAGCGTCGACTGATCTGCGCCGTGCGCTCGGGACGGCCCTTCCCGGTTCGCGTGGTGCGACTCCAGCGGATCAAACGGCGATCGACGACACGGTAGCCGGCGGCTGCGCCATCGGGCTCTACAGGCCCCAGGAATGCGCGCGGCACAACTCCGTGCAGCGATAAGCGGCCCGCCGTTGGGATTGCGCCCCAGCGACGAGCCTGACCGAAACCCTAATGAGAGGGCGCCGGCTGCGTTCAGCATCAAGCCCGGTGGTTGACGAATGATGAACAGCAAACACTGTGACGGCCGGCTTGACGGAAGCGTGTGATAGGATGCCAGATGTGGAATCCCGCGTCGCCCGCGTCGAGGGCTCGATCTCCGATATGACTCGTCGGATCGATACGCTCCAATCCGCCCATGAAGCCTTGAAGGAGCTTAGCCGTCAGGAACGGGGCTTCATGCAGGATATTCGGGCGCAGGAGCGCGAGCATCTGGACGAGAAGTTCAGCGGCATCAATCGCCAGTTCCATGCCATCGAGAAGCGGCTGGAATCGTTGCAAGGCGTCGTCAACCGTGTGGGCTGGGCCATCGCCGGGTCGCTCCTGGCCGGCGTCGTGACCTTCGCGTTCAAAGGCGGTCTCGTCCTGCCGGCCTAGCCGTCACTCACTGCCGATATACCCAGCCCGTCGTGCTCTTGATTGAGCGCGGCGGGTTTCGTTGCGTTCGCCCTATCCCGCTTTGTCCAATCCTCGGCCAGAGAAAAGCGTCCCGTTTGAAACGACGAGGCCGCTCGGGTCGACGTAAACTTCGCCAGCCTCGCAGAGTTCGTCGTTCACTGTGATCGTCCGAGGCCCTTGGATATGAACGCCATGAGCAACCAGCCATGCACTGATAGCGAGGGCAACTTCATCGCCGGACAGTTCGATCGTTACGCCGGGGCCGTACTCTGTCGTCCCGTCACCATATCGGATGT